GCCCTTCGCGGCGATCCGACCGATTCGTTCGATTTCGGTGGCGCCACGTGGGAACGCTACAAGGGGCGGATGAACGGCGTGGGCTTCATCGCCGACGGCGAAGCGATCGCGGTGCCGCAGGACGTGCCCGAACTTCTCATCAGCCGCTTCGCGCCGGCCGACTATATGGAAACGGTCAACACGCTGGGTCTGCCGTACTACGCGAAGCAGGAAATCATGCGTTTTGGCAAGGGCGTGGCGATGGAGGCGCAGTCCAATCCGATCCATCTGCCGACGCGGCCGAAGGCGATCGTGCGGCTCGTCGATACGCTCGAATGAGTCGCGATCTCGATGGCGTCTTCGACGACATGTGGGAGACGTTCGACGACGCGGGCTTCTTCGAGCAGGCGACCGTCCTGCCAGTCGGCGGCGAACCGTTCGACATCAGCGTGGACTTCCGCAAGGGGGCAATCGATGTATTCGACGGGGCGGCGCAGACGTCGCAGTTCTCCTTCACGTACCGCGTTACTGACGCGGAACTGCTCCGCGGCTCCTTGCTGCGCATCGACGGCGTGATCTACAGGCTCAGGCTCGATCCGGAGCCTGATGCAACGGGCCTGAACGCCGTGGCAACACTGGAGAAGAAGACGTGACGATCCTGCGCGAGACCTACATCGCCACGTTGCTCGACGATTTTCGTGTGAACGTGGCGCTCACCGCGCTCGCGAGCGTTGAGCGTTCGGTCATCAACGCGATGGGTCTGACCGATCGCGCGGTGATCGTTGCGCACCGGGGCGGTGAGAGGAAGGCGGAGGCAATGACCGGCTACGTCGACCGGTTCTGCGAGCTGCTTCTCACAATCGTGACGCGTGACCCGGAGCCCGATGTGCTGGCCGATCAGGTGCTCGAGGTGGCGCACCCGATTGTCATGGCGCTTACCGGTCCGAACCTGATCGATGTATCGGAGGCCGACGACGGCACCGACCCGCCTGTCTACGCGGCGCAGGATGGCTCGTTATGCCTGTGTACCACGCACTATGTCATCCACTACCGGTCGGGCCGCGACGACCTGACCCAATAGGAGGCAAGCCATGAATCCAGTCGTCAAGGCGATTAAGTCCGACCAGTTCGCGGGCCGCGCTGGCATTTTCCTGTTCGATCCGTCGACCGGGCAGCGCAGGCGGCTCGATGCGACGCCTGCGCCGATCGAGGGCGCGGTGACTGAACCTAACCCGGAGCAGCCGACGCTGCCCGAACCCGGAGAGAACGCAAAGTGACTTTTCTCACTCGCAAATCCATCGTACTCGCGGCCATCCAGGCTGCGGTTGGCATTCCGGCTGTGCTTGACGGTACGGCCGCGATGAACGTAAAAAACATCAGTTCGAAGCCCATCACGACCGAAACGGCCGATCTCGACTTCATTCGCCCGTGGCTGGGCAATCATCAGAAGCTCGTGACGAACTTCTATCAGGAGCTTGACTTCGAAGTGGCCCTGACCGGCTCCGGTACGGTAGGTGAAGTGCCGCCGTGGGACCCGCTGATTCGCGCGTGCGCGTTTTCGGCGACGGTGACGGCCGACACCAGTGTCGTGTATGCGCCGATTTCCAGTAATCCGGAGCGCGTTACGATTCAGTACTTCCTCGACGGGTTGCGTCATCAGCTGGTCGATGCGGTTGGGACGGTCTCGTTCGATCTCACCCCCAAGGGGATTCCGACTCTGAAGTTTCACTTCATCGGCAACTATCAACCGGTCACCGATTCGGCGCCACCTGGGGGGATCAATTTCAGCGCATTCATTACGCCACAGGCGGTGGGCGCGGACCATACGTCGAACTGGAGTCTGCACGGCTTTACCGGCAAGCTTTCCGCATTTTCACTGGACGTTGCCAATCAGCTGGTCTATCGCAATCTGGTCGGCGGCAAGGGCGCCGAGATGACCGGTCGCCAGTCGACCGGCAGTGCGACTTTCGAGCTTGGCTCCGTCGCCTCGAAGGACTGGTGGGACGCAGTGCTCAAGGCGACGCTGGCTCCGTTGTCGATCACGCACGGCACGATCGCCGGCAATATTGTCAGGATCGATTCGCCAGGCGTGCAGATGTCCGATCCCCAGTATTCGGACGCCGATGGAATCGTGATGATGCAGGCGTCGCTCACGCTCGTTCCGCAGACCGGCAACGACGAGCTGCTGATCACCCTGACGTAAGAAGACCACGCGCTCGCGCGGCCTGGCTTATATCAACGAGAGTTCATTGCCCGCCTGCACGCGGGCTTTTTTATTTGAGGAACACCATGACGTTCAAGATCGCGCAGTCGGACAGCTACAAATACAAGGTCGATGTCGAAACCAACGGCGAAAACGGCAAGAAAGAGAAATCGACGTTCAACGTCATGTTCAAACGCCTGTCGCAATCGGAGATCACCGAGCTTGTCGGTACCGAGAGCCTGACGTTTGAGGATCTGATGGCACGCGTGCTCGTTGGTTGGGATGGCCTGACCGGATCCGACAATCATCCGGTCGAATTCAATGATGCAAATCGCGTGGCGCTCTACGAGATCCCGGAGGCGCGGTTTGCGTTGCGGGAGGCGTACTGGGAGAGCGTACGGCTGGGCAAGCAAAAAAACTGATTGACGCCGCGAAGCACTGGATCGGCTGGCGTGAGAATCCGTTCGCGATCGACCAGGAACAGATCGACGCGATGCGGGCGTTTGGAACGTCAGAGGCCGCTATCGCAGCGGCGAGCGTGCGGCGCAGTGAAGGCGTGTTCGAGGTGTGGGAGGAAAACTGGCCCACCTTCTGCATGTTCCTGTCGTTGCAGCGTCAATGGCGATGGCTTGCGGGCGGGATGGGGCCGCCGATCCGTCTCGGACTCGACTACTGCGCAATCGAGCCTGTGTTTCGTCTGACCGGCGTCAGAAAGAAAGATCGCGCCGAAACGTTCGCTGCGCTCCAGCTGATGGAGAACGCGGTGATGGAAGTGGAAAACGAAAGGGCTTCCAGACGCTGAGCGGTCCTTTTTTATTGCAGGTGACGTATGTCCGCTCAACCCCTCGCAGACCTTTTAATCCGCCTCAAGCTCGACGCTTCGTCGTACACGTCTGATCTGCAAAGGGCCGGTGCAGACATCGGATCGATCAGTCAGCCCGCACAGGCAGCAGCGTCGTCGATTTCGGTGGTCGATCGCGCCGCGCAGAAGTTCGTGCAAAGCCTGCAAAACGAGGTGCAGGCAGCAAAGGACGCCGTTGCGACGATGGGCATGACCCGTGCCGGGATGCTCGCGTATCAGGCGGCGCAACTCGGCGTGACGAGTGCCGCTGCGCCTCTTATCGACCAGTTGGAAAAGGCCCAGACGAGCGCGAAGAGTCTGGGTGGTTCCGTGTCGGGCGCGGCAGCAGCAGTCAATGCGTTCGGGGAAACTGGAGCCGAAGCGAGCGCGCGCATTCGCGACATGGTCGCGCGCTCGCTCGAGGCGCAGCAGGCAATGGCCCAGATGTCGAGCGCTTCGCAGAGCGCCACGAGCGGTATCAGCACGATGGGCGCATCAGCGGACCAGGTGCGGACCCACGTTGCGGCCCAAACGCAGTCCATGATCGATGCGCAGCGCGCGACGGTCGTGATGAATGACGAAATGCAGGCGCTGCGCTCGACGCTCGCACAGGGCAGCTCGAGCTTCGCGACCGTCGGCGATCAGTATGCGCGTCTCGATCGTGCCATGGCGACGGGCAAGCTGTCGATGCAGGAATACGACTCGGCTCTCGCGGCGATCGGCAAGGACGAGGATGCGCGCACAAAATCGCTCGCAGCGCTGACGGCGAAGTATGACCCGTTGGGCGCGGCCACGCGAAAGCTTGAGGCTGATCAGGCGCTGCTCGAGGATGCATTCAAGTCGGGCGCAGTCTCTGCCGCAGACTATGAGCGTGCGCTGAACGGCATCAAGGCAGATCAGGCCAGTATCGGCCTTCGCCAACTCGCTCAGCAGGAGGCTCAGCTCGAGGCATCGCTTCGCTCGGGCACGCTGGCCTCGGCCGATTACAAGCGGGCGATGGCCGACATCGCGACGAGTCGCCAGGCGCTCACGTCGGTTGCGACGGGCGCGCAGGCCGCGGGTGCTGCCGTCGAAGGTTTTGGTCTGAAGACGGCGGGCGCCCGCAGGGTAGTGCTCGTGCTCGCTCACGAGGCCGCGACGGGTAGCTGG